CACCGCTAGCGCAAACCGCTACATCACACTCACAGGTAGTAATGGTGGAAATCCTACGATTGGGACGAGTGCGGGGAATCTTGAGGTCAGCAGCAACCTTCAGGTTGGTTCTGGCGCGGTCACAGCGGGTGTTATCATTGATGGCGATGGAGCATCTGGCGCTGGCGCGTATCAAGAATTTAAAAAAGACAGTGTTAGAACTCATCTTATCGGACAAGAGTCAGTAATTCTTGGAGGCAGCACATCGAACGACTTGATGTTTTGGTCGGCTGGTGCAACTGCTTATAAGTGGAATATCAGCAGCAGCTCTGTTCCTACGATGACACTTTCCTCCACCGGCCTCGCAGTCACCGGCACCCTAAGCGCAACCGGTGTTGCAACCTTCGCAGCAGGCACCGCAGCGCTGCCCGCAATCACCACTTCAGGCGACACGAATACGGGTATTTACTTCCCGGCTGCTGATACTGTTGGGTTTACTAATGGCGGCACTGAACGTGGTCGCTTCTCTACCACCGGCTTCGCGGTAACGGGGACGCTGAGTGTAACTGGCGTGGCAACACTAGGGGCCGGAGCAATTCTGGGAACCCCCGCAAGCGCAACACTTACCAACGCCACAGGACTGCCCCTGACCACTGGCGTGACGGGAACTCTGCCGGTTGCAAATGGCGGAACAGGCCAAACGACTTATACAAACGGCCAAATACTAATCGGAAATACGACTGGCAATACATTAACTAAAGCAACATTGACTGCCGGAACTGGCGTTACTATTACCAATGGAGCCGGCGCAATTACTATTGCTGCATCAGGTGGTGCGGTTACTTCTGTTAACGGACAAACCGGCGCGGTTAGCACAGTTACCCACTTGGGTATTGGCATAACGCAGGCGTTGTATAACTTTAGCAATTCCGCTGTTGCTTCTGGCAGCACCGCAATCGCCGCGTCGAGTTTAGGTTATCCGTCGGGGACAGGCACAAATATATTTTGGTCGTCTGCCTCTACGACAAGGTCTGGAAACGTAACTGTTCCGGGAGCTTCAAGTGGTGCTGATTCCCCTACTACCGTTGCAGTTACCGGCACTTGGATGTGTGTGGGGTATACAAACGCTCGTGACTATGACGCTTGCGCAAACACAACAACTGCGCGGCTGTCGCTTTTTGTAAGGACTGCATAATGGTTTATCTTGCATATTCTTCCGTATTAAATCCGCAATGGATGAATTCTGAACATACATATATTTTATGTTATGTGAAATTTGACCATATTCCTGAAATTGTTCCATTTGGTGCGGTTCCTGATGATTTAACTGCACATGGGATTGAAATCTTCAACAAATGTGCTTCAGGAGAATTCGGTAATGTAGCGGAGTTTGTGCCGCCACCCGAACCCCCGCAACCTGACCCAAGCGTAGGAGAGCCTAATGTCATTGGTTAATAAATTATTTGAGGTAGGGAATCTCAAAGGTTCTATTTACGACTTTGAAAATGTCGGTGACATCCTCCCAAATCACGTTCACGACGAAAATACTTCTCACATAACCATTGTTGCAAAAGGTTCAATCAAAGTTACTGGCGATGGATGGGAGCAAATTTGGAAATGTGGCAGGGTTGCCGAATTGAAAGCATTTCAATCTCATCAATTTGAAGCCATAGAGCCAAATAGTCGTGTAGTGAACATCCAAAAACTTTAAGCCAGAGGCAAGTCCAGACCGGTGCGGCTGTTGAAAGTTTTCTGAATGAAATGGTCAGCGCCAATCACTCAACATTGAAAGCACTGGAAGCTAAGTAATGGAAAACCAACATTATCAACAATTGAACAACCCACCGCTAAAGTAGCGGCACTGGAGAAAAAATGACCACTTGGCTAATCGAACAGATGGATTGCGCCGTTCAACAGGACGGTGAAGCGGACGTTGTAATTACCGCAGCGTGGCGCTGCAATGGCGAGCAGGTCGATGGTGACAAGACCTACACCGGCACCATCTACGGCTCCAGCACTTTTACCTACACGGGCGGTGAGTTCACGCCCTACGATGAACTGACTGAGGAGCAGGTCTTGGGCTGGTGCTGGTCAGGCGGCGTTGACAAGGATGCGACTGAGGCTGCGGTTCAGGCTCAGATCGACAATTTGATTAACCCCCCCGTTGTTGTGCTTCCCTTACCTTGGAGCATTTAATGGATACCAAAGAAATTGATCTGAAACTGACTGTTGCTGAAGTGAATGGTGTATTGCAGGCGCTTGGGCAGATGCCGTTTGTTCAAGTGGCCTCTTTGATTCAGAAGATTCAGCAGCAAGCGGCCCCTCAAGTCCAGACTACTCAACCTGCGCCTACCGAGGGATAAAATGGATGACCGACTCCAGAAGCTTGAAAATGATATCCAAAACGCAAGAGAGAAGCAGAGAGAAATGACAAAGGATATCACTTGCATCTTGAAGACTTGGGATGAGTTCACGGAGGAGTATCTTCCGTATCTCAAGCTTCTGGCTGAGCGAGAGAAAGAACGCGCTGAGTTACGAAGGGCCATCATCAAACACGGAACAATCGTTGCGCTTGGTGCTGTAATCCTCTTCGTTCTAAGTGCGGTTTCACATGAGCTTCAGGCTTTCTTTAGGGCTATACAAAAATGAACGACTTTGACTGGAAAAGTTTTCTTAGATCGGTTGCTCCTACCGCTGCTACGTTACTAGGTGGGCCGCTGGCCGGTCTTGCTGTGAAGGCAATCGGTGATGCAATCGGTGTTTCCGACGCTACGCAGGAAAAGATCGAAGAAGTTCTCCAATCAGGTCAGCTTACCGGCGAGCAACTCGCCGCGATCAAGTTGGCTGAAAACAACCTGAAGCTGGAACTGAAGCGGCTTGATATCAATCTTGAAGAGATTCACGCCAAGGATCGTGACAGCGCCCGCAAGCTACAGGCAGAGACAAAATCTTTGGTTCCTGCGGTGCTTACGGTTATAACTGTGGGTGGATTTTTCTGGCTATTGATTGGCGCGGCTACCGGTCATTTCAAGCTAACCGGCTCCGATGTCATGATGCTGCTGCTTGGTGTATTGGCGAGAGAGACTGCTGGTGTTTACCAGTTCTGGTTCGGCTCCTCTTCAGGTAGCCAGCGTAAAACGGAAATGATCAATTCTAAATGATGCAATTGACCGCAAACTTTTCTCTTGAGGAATTAACGCGCTCAGAGGTCGCTCTTCGTAACGGGTGGGACAATACCCCTAACGAGCAGGAGATAGCGAACCTGAGGCGTCTTGCGGCCCTTCTGCAGCAGGTTAAAACGGCGGTAGGCGGTAAGCCGGTCATGATCAATTCCGGATTCCGGTCCAAGAAGGTCAATGACTCGGTAGGATCGAAGGATAGCAGCCAGCACAGGCTTGGTTGCGCGGCGGATATCAGGGTGCCGGGGATGAAGCCCCGCGAGGTCGTGGAAGCCTGCATTCAGGCGGAAGTGCCTTTCGACCAGATCATCCTTGAGTTCGATTCATGGACACACATCTCGGTGCCGAATAAGCCGGAATTCAAGCCAAGAGGATCGAAATTGATCATTGACCGAAATGGGGCGCGTTCATTCGCATAATGCTAACATAGCGAAAATGCAGTGAAATCAAGAGGATTTGTGTTATGGCGGTAGCCGCAGTCCAAACTTATGATTCTTTGGTTGCTGACATCCAGTCCTACCTTGAGCGGACGGATCAGGCCACTATCGACAAGATTCCAAGCTTCATTATGCTGGCCGAGCAGACCATCGCCGCCGACATCAAGTTTCTTGGTAATCTGACAGTCCAGACCAGCACGTTGACGTTAAACCAGCCGGTCATCGACAAGCCTGCCAGATGGCGCAAGACGGTATCAATGAACGTGACCGTGGCCGGTAAACGATATCCTGTCTTCCTGCGCAAGTATGAATATCTGCGGGAATACGCTCCGGACCCTACAGCAACGGAGAGGCCGAAGTTCTACTGCGATTACGACTACACGCACTGGCTGGTGGCTCCGACTCCTGCAGGCGATTATCCCTTCGAAGTGGTTTATTACGAGCGCGTCCAGCCGCTTGATTCTTCGAATCAGACCAACTGGTTCACGATCTACGCTCCTCAGGCGCTGCTATACGGATCGCTGCTGCAGGCGATGCCCTTCCTGAAGAACGATGCAAGGCTTCCCATGTGGCAGGCGCAATACAGCGCGATTGTCGCCTCGCTGAAGACCGAAGACGTTCAGCGTATTGCTGATAGACAATCGAATGTCCTCGACACTTAATGGATACATGACATGAGCTATAACTCCCCCTTCACCGGAAATACAATCCAGCCGACTGACGTTTCGTATCGTGCGTTCACGATGACGTCAACCGTTCAGCTTGAATGGCCGATCAACGGTAATGCAACAAACGACTACTCAGCGCGGATCATGGAGGTCACGGCAAACACTGCTGGCCTTGAGCTTTGGATGCCGCCTGCCAATCAGACGTCCGTTGGTAATGACGCCCTGATCCGCAACGTAGGTGTCGAGACGTTTGTCGTAAAAGACTACGCTGGCGCAAATACGATCATCTCGATTGCTGCCGGTGAGGCGAAATACATCTACATCACAACCAATCCGGACGAAGAGGGGACTTGGGGCATCATCTCTTTCGGTGTCGGGACGTCTAGCGCGGATGCGGCGACTCTGGCGGGTTATGGACTGATTGCTTCAGGGCTTACGCTGAATCAGTCCTCGCCGGTTACTATCTTTTCGAATGACAGGACGGCAACTGATACAGACCGCGCATCTCTTCTGGCGTGGGTCAGTGGCGCAGGGACGTTGACGCTTGATCCGGCGACGACTCTTGGCAATAACTGGTTTGTTCAGGTTAGAAACTCAGGAACCGGCCTTCTGACGATCCAGTGCGATGGCTCCGAGACGATCAACGACTCAAACTCGATTGGCTTGCAGCCGACTGACTCCTGCTTCATTGCCTGCTCTGGAACGGAGTTCTTCACGGTAGGTCTTGGCAAGAATACGCAGTTCAATTTCTCGCAACTGGTCAAGACGGTCAGCAACGGAAGCTACTCACTGACAAGCTCAGAAGCTTCGAACGTCATCCAGAAATACGTGAGCGTTGGTGATCTGACCGGCAACGTGACAATCGTCGTCCCGCCGACCATTCAGGTCTACTACGTGCAGAACGCGACGACCGGTAGCGTCAACAACTACACGGTGACAATCACCACTGGCGTATCTGGTGGCTCTGATGCGGTTATCCCTGCGGGCCAGCAGGCGACGCTGATCAGCGACTCGGTGAACATTGTCAATGCAAATACGATTCTTGCAGGCTCATCCTCGATCAGTCTTATCGACGGAACCGTTGGCAGTCCTTCGCTGAACTTTGGTAGCGAGACTTCGACCGGTGTCTATCGTGATGGTGCAGGTGAGTTCAACGTGAGTATCCTTGGCGTCAAGGTCCTGACTGTTGAATCGACTGGAATTGATGTTGCTGGTGCGGGTAACTTCACTGGCGGCGTGTCTGGAGGCACGTTTACGTGACCGAAAAAGTATTCTCGATTGATACCAAGCCCGGTATTCAACGGGACGGGACAATACTCGACAAGCTTTTCTACAATGACGGCGAATGGGTAAGGTTTCAGCGTGGCCGTCCGAGGAAGATCGGCGGCTACCGCGAGATGACCAGTCAGTTTGATGGTTACTCCAGAGGAATTTTCGTTGAGTCCGAAGATGGATATAACCGGATTTTCAACGGCTACAACAACGGCCTGCAGCGGTTTATCTGCGACAACAACGGCATTGGCTCTGGCATCACTGAGTATCGATTTGGTGGTCCTATTCTGACGACATCCGGCCTTGTTGGCGGATCGTCTTATACGAACGGCACCTACACTGGTGTTGCGTTGACCGGAGGCAGTGGGACTGGCGCATTGGCGACGATTACCGTGTCAGGTAATGTCGTCAATGCCGTCACGATCACCACTGAAGGCAACGGATATGTAGTTGGTGACAGCCTATCCGCCACTGCAGCGTCCATCGGCGGGACAGGCTCTGGATTCAGTATCAGTGTAGCAACTGTCGATTCAAACTTCTCTCCAGACGACAAGAACCTGTGGCAATTTGACGGCTTCTATGACGCGACTGGTGGAAATAACAACCTGTTACTCGCTCATCCGGGACAGAATCTTAATCAGATTGACGGCACAATCACAACCGCAATACTTGCTGGCAGTCCTGCTGGTGATGTCGTCTACCCTCTACGTGACTCACAAGGCGTGACTCCGACAAATGATTACATTGAAGTTTCTGGTGGTTTTGTTGCACTTCATCCATATGTTTTTGCGTTTGGAGACAATGGTCTTCTCAAGAACTGCTCTGCAGGCAATGTTTTTGACTGGAACAGTCCTGACGCGAATGAAGTGAACGTATCAAGCCAGAAGATTGTGAAAGGTCTTCCGGTTCGCGGCGGCTCAAACTCTCCTTCCGGACTTTTCTGGGCGCTCGATTCTCTGATCCGTGTAAGCTACGCGCCAGCTACTGTTGGTGTTGATACGATCTTCTGGCGATATGACATCATCGGCGGGACATCTATTCTGTCCAGCCAGTCTGTTATCGAGTATGACGGCATCTATTACTGGATCGGCGTTGATAGGTTCTTGCTATACAACGGCACGATCAAAGAGATGACGAACACGATGAACCAGAACTGGTTCTTCGATAACCTCAACTACTCGCAGCGTCAGAAGGTCTGGGCGACGAAGGTCCCGCGCTTCGGTGAAATCTGGTGGTTCTATCCGAGGGGAAACTCGGATGAGTGCAATGACGCGATCATCTACAATATCCGCGAGCAGACATGGTATGACGCAGGAAGTGCGTTAGGTTCTCGCAGGACTGCTGGGTATTTCTCTCAGGTATTCGCATTCCCTGTAATGGCTGGTCAAGACCTGACTGAGCAGGATGCTGTTCTGATTCAAGACATCATTACTCTTAATACAAGTAATGTCATCGTCACGGCGATCAGTTCACAGCTTCAGATTCAGTTAATCGTCGTCGCGGCTGGCGTCCCTGTTGATGCTGAAATCACGGACATCCAGCCATGTTCTGCCGTTTTCACCGGCACTATATCCGGAACCACGTTGACGGTATCTGCGGTGACGTCAGGCACGATTAAAGTCAATCAGGACATCTCTGTGACCGGT